ATTCTATAATGATACAGACTTTATGATAAGAAATGCAATGGAAAGGTGGCAGAATGGTATTAATGATTATGCAGAAAATACTGGTGTTACAAGTCCAGCAGATTATCAAACAGATTTATTTGTAGAACAATTAGATAGAGATGATACAATTTTAAAAACTTATATTTTTAGAAATGCTTATCCACTAACAGTTGCTTCTATAGATTTAAGTAGTGCAGAAGCTGGTGAGTTAGAAACATTTGAAGTAACTTGGAGATACCAACACTTTGAACCATCTGGTGTATCCTTCTAATTTTAAACTACTAAATAGTTAGTAGATTATTAGGAGATATTATGGCAGAACTATTTGGATTCAGATTTTCCAGAATAAAAGATGAGAAGGGGAGTGAAAAATTTACTCCCCCTACATCTGATGACGGCACACTTGACGTTGCTGGTGGTGGTTTCTATGGACAAGTTTTAGATTCAGACGGAAGAGAACGTACTGAACAAGATTTAATTCGTAGATATCGTGACATTGCACAACAACCAGAGTGCGATAGTGCAATTGAAGATATAATAAATGAAGGTATCGTATCAAACGAAAGAGATCAAGCTGTTTCTATCGTTGTAGATCATCTTCCATACACAAGTTCAATCAAGAAAAAAATAAGAGAAGAGTTTGACAATGTGTTAAGACTTCTTGATTTTGATACCAAAGGTCACGATATTTTTCGTAGATGGTATGTTGATGGAAGAATGTTTTATCATAAGGTAATTGACAAAAACAATCCAAAAAGAGGTATTGTTGATATCCGATATATAGAACCTAGAAAAATTCGTAAAGTAAGAGAACTTCAAAAAGATTTAAAAACTGGTTCAAGTGTAGAACTAATTAAAAAAGTAGAAGAATATTATATCTACAATGAAAATGGATTAGTAACACAAGCTGGAACATCTGAGGGTGTAAAGATTGCTCCAGACAGTATCACATATTGTCCATCTGGATTAATTGACCAGAACAAAGGTCATGTTTTATCTTACTTACATAAAGCAATCAAACCTGTCAATCAGTTGAGAATGATTGAAGATGCACTTGTTATATACAGAATATCAAGAGCTCCAGAACGTAGAATATTTTACATTGATGTTGGTAACTTACCGAAGATAAAAGCAGAACAATACCTCAAAGATGTTATGAATAGATATCGTAACAAACTGGTATATGATGCATCTACTGGTGAGATACGAGATGACAGAAATCATATGTCAATGTTAGAAGATTTTTGGTTACCTAGAAGAGAAGGTGGTCGAGGAACAGAGATTACTACATTACCAGGCGGTTCTAATCTTGGTGAGATTGATGACATTACATACTTTCAAAGAAAATTATATAGGTCATTGAATGTTCCTGTTTCTCGTATGGAAGCAGAAAATAATTTTAGTCTTGGTCGTTCTACAGAGATTACAAGAGATGAATTAAAATTTACTAAGTTTGTTCAAAGACTTAGAAAAAAATTCACTCCTCTTTTTACAGATATGCTTAAAACACAATTAGTGTTGAAAGGTATTGTAACTCTTGAAGATTGGTCACAGATGTCACAACATATTCAATATGACTTCTTGCAAGACGGACACTTTGCAGAACTGAAAAAAGCAGAGTTAATGGAAGATAAGATTAATGCATTAGGTAATATAGAATCATATATTGGTACATTTTTTAGTAAAGAATGGGTACAGAAAAATGTTCTTAATTTTACTGATGCTGAAATTGATGATATGCAAGATCAAATTAATAAAGAAGCTGGACTTGACCCAGAAGATGGTGGTGTTGATGTTCCAAGTAACACAGATGGTATTACAAGATACCCACAAGTAGATGGTTCACCTATATCCCCAGATGATATTGCTGGTGGTGAAGGTCAATCAAAAAACGGAAATGGAGAAAATGATGAGTAGTGAAGACTTTGTAAACGAATTACAAAAAGGTAATAATATAGGCGCTGAAGATGCATTTAAGTCTGCAATGCAAGATAGAGTAGGTAAAGCATTAGAAGCAAAAAGAATAGAGGTTGCAAATAGTTTTGTAAAAACTAAAAAGGTAGAGGATGATGCCGAAGAAGTTTGATTCTTTTTACACACCAGTTGTAGAAAAAGATGAACATAAAAAATCTAAGGAATATAAAAAACTTTCTCCGAAAATGAGGAACGCAGTTGACGATATTTTTAAAAAAATGGATGCTAAACCTTCAGATTTCCTAAATACTTTTGACAAAACTATTACAATGGTTTCAAAGAAATACAAAGTTCCAGAGAAAGAACTTATGGGTTATTTTGAAAAAGAAATGTTAACGATATAAGGATAAAAAGATGGCTTTAAAATTAATTAGACATTGTGGTACGATAGCTGCAACTGACCTTGCAGATGATACTGCAGCTGGACTTGCATTAGGAAAATTAGGAAACGGAAACGCATTTAGATTAAGTGAGTTTGGTGGACAAGATGTTTTTATAAAGGTAACAAGTATAGACCAAAGAACAACAGTTACATCAAGTAACGGATTATATTTAAGAGCAAATAATACAATAACAGTAGTACCAGAAGGAAATAGATCACCGATAGTTGGTGGTGATACAGGAGCAAGAGTTGCATTAGATGGAACAGACTCAGATGGTTCAGATGCTGGTGATTTAGTTCACTTAGACGGAACAGATTCAGATAGTTTAAATGCTGGTAGTGGTGTATTATTAAATTCTGCTGAAGAAAATTATTTCTTATCAGTAATCAATGAAACTGCTAGTAGTGATGGTGCAGTTCATGTTGAAGTAGTTACACAAGCAAATCCAGTATAGGAGTAAATTATGCAGACAGTAAAATTAATATCTGAAGAAGTCCAAGATGTAGAGTATATTACAGAAGAAAAAGAGGACGGAAAAAAGAATTACAAAATTAAAGGTGTCTTTATGCAAGCAGACATCAAAAATCGTAATGGTCGTGTTTATCCTATGGAAACTTTACAAAAAGAAGTTGGACGATATAATAAAGAATATATTAAAGAAAATCGTGCATACGGAGAACTCGGTCACCCAGATGGCCCAACAGTAAATCTTGAGAGAGCATCTCATATGATTACTGCGTTGTATCCAGATGGAAAAAACTTTATAGGTGAAGCAAAAGTATTATCAACACCTATGGGTAATATTGTAAAGAACCTTATGGATGAAGGTGGTAAATTAGGTGTATCTTCAAGAGGAATGGGTTCTTTAGAACAAAGGAATGGTGCAAACTATGTTGGTAAGGATTTTTATCTTGCAACTGCAGCCGATATAGTTGCAGACCCCTCTGCACCAAATGCTTTCGTAGAAGGTATTATGGAAGGAAAAGAGTGGGTTTGGAATCATGGTTCTCTCGTAGAATCACAATTAGTCAAGATGCAAGAAAGAATTAACACTAGAGTTCGGAAAAGAGAAGCAAATGAGAATGCTTTAGAGTTAGCATCCTTTCTCAAAATGTTATAATTTATAAATAAAGTTAAAGAAAAAAAATAAGGAGAAAAGTCCCATGGCAAATGAAATAGACAAGACCATTGAGGAATTAGAAGCAGAAGTGATGGCGGAACTAGAAGAAGCCAATGGTGCTGATGCTCCTAAGAAATCTGCTGTTCCAGCAGAAAAAATGGATAAAGCAGAGGGTGAAGTTCAAGATACAGGTAGTGCTGTAGTTTCACCAACTCAAGGAGATGCCCCGGCAAAGAAAGTTGCTGGAGCTGCAAAAGAAGTTTCTGGTGATGCACAACAAAAAGGTGAAGGTAAACCAGATGCAATGAGTAAAGCAAAAGAAGCTGGTCAAAATAAATCACTTGCTGCTGGTTATGAAGCAGAAGGTGAAGAAGAACTTGCAGAGATGGAAAAAAATCCAGATGATATGAAAGAAATGGATATGCCATCAACTAAAGTAGAACTTAAAGCTGCAATGGACAAAATGATAAATTCTAAAATGATGAAACCACAAATGATGGCAATGTATGCACAAATGGTAAAGTCCATGAAAATGCCTGAAACAGAAGCAATGAAAAAAGATGACGAGATGGACGAAGTTAAGAAAGAAGCAGTCGAAAAAAGAATTAAAGAAGTAGACGTTTCTGAGCACGTTGATGCATTGATGAATGGAGAAGGTGACCTTTCAGAAGAATTTAAAAGAAAAGCTGCAACAGTATTTGAAGCTGCAGTAAAATCAAAAATTCGTGACGAAGTTTCAAGACTTGAAGACGAATATAAAACAGAATTAGATGAGTCTATACAATCAACTAAGACAGAGTTAACAGAAAAAGTCGATAATTATCTGAACTATGTGGTTGAAGAATGGATGAAGGAAAATGAACTCGCAATCGAAAGAGGCCTTAAAGGTGAGATTGCAGAAGATTTCATTTCTGGATTGAAAACACTATTTGAAGATCATTATGTAGATATCCCAGATGAAAAATATGATGTATTAGAAGCTCAATCAGAAAAAATCTCTGAACTAGAGAAGAAACTTAACGAGTCAATGGACACAATTGTCGAATTGAATGGTAAGACTTCTAATTTAGTAAGAGAACAGGTCATATCTGAATCAACATCAGATTTGGCTGATACAGAAATTGAAAAGTTTAAGTCATTAACTGATGACGTAGAGTTCACAAGTGAAGAATCTTTCAGAGAAAAGTTAGATACTTTAAAAGAATCCTATTTCCCAAAGACAAAACCAGTTAATACTCAAACCATAGATGATGTGGAAACTGGTACTGCACAGGACGTTGATACAACTGGTTCAATGAAGGCATATATGTCTGCTATTGGTAGGTATGGTAACAATAGTGCAAAACAATAAAAATTATAAATAGTAGAAAATAAAAGAAGGAGAAACAAATGTTTCAAACAGAACATCTACAAGAAAAATGGCAGCCAGTCCTTGCACACCCAGATTTACCAAAAATCGAGGATTCGTACAAGAGGGCAGTTACTACTTTAATTCTTGAAAACCAAGAAAAGGCACTTAAAGAAGACAGAGCGTTTCTTTCAGAAGCCGCACCAACTAACCAAACTGGAACATCAGTTGATAATTGGGATCCAATTTTGATCTCACTCGTAAGACGTTCTATGCCAAACCTAATT